CGACGCTATCCGGCCGACGAACGTTGACGACACCACCGAGGCGGTTGTCGAGAAGCTCGCGCGGGTTCATCAAGCCGCCGTTGACCACCATGTAGCGCGGGTTGGTCGTGATGGCAGTATGGTCGAGAACACCGCGATAGAGCACGGTGCGGGCATTCTGCGTGTGGATCACGCGGGCCGCGAAGTTGTTGCCGTAGAAGACGTGGGGGATCGGCAGCGGGATGTAAGCGAGGAACGGAGCCTGATCCACTTCCTCTTTGTCGAGGATGGTGTTGCCAGCGTGGCAGATTTTGTACAGCCTCACGCCCTTCTTGGCGTCTATCTGCATCCGCACGTAGCTCTCGTAGTAGACCACATACTCCATCTCGTTATCGATGGGGTCGTCACTCGCGTCGGCCGTCGTCTTGTCGGTCCTTGCCAGCACCTCAGGGCTGAACTGCAGCTCCCGGGCGTCGTCGCCGGGGATGCGCATAACGATGGCGCGGGGATACCCCATCTCCATCAGCTCAGCCTTGGTCTTCGGCGTCCGGTGACTGCAGTAGTTCGCGCGGCGCACCGTAGTGGCCAGCGGCTCGATCAGGAACTCCTCAGGCGCCACCTCAACGATGGTGATCTTGGAGACATCCTTCTTGCGCGTCAGCGTGCCGTGGAACGCCTGCGTGGCAGGGTCCATATCAGCTTCGAACTCGGACACATCGTCGTGCACCGAGAGGGCATAAGCGTCTTCGTAGGAGAGAGGCCCGAAGGTCTCTTCACTCGTCGTGTATTTCTCTTCCCAGAACACCTTCACGACGCCTGCGCGGGCAGTGAGCCCGTCGTAGATCACGCTGTTGAAGATGTTGTAGCCTTCGTTGAGGCGGAAGATTGCGTAGGAGGCGTATTCGGTCGCGACGCGGCAGTTCTCAGCGTTCATATCCTGATCAGGATCGAACTGAGCGATGTGGTCACCACCAGCGAACACCTCAAGCAACTGCGAACGCTGCATCTCGACGCTGTCATAGACGTCGGACGAAACGTAGGAGCTTGAGCCTTCACTGGCTCGCTTGGGGAGTTCGCCGTTCAAGTATCGGGTGACACGCTCGCGTTCACGAGCAAGGCGGCTATCGAACCAGCCAACGCTGTTCTGCTTCTTCGCGTCAACTTTCGCGAAAATCTCCGCGTCTGTTAAAGTAGCTGGCTTCTTCGCCATGGTTCCTTAGATTGCTTCGGTATAGAAATCGTCGTCGACTTCCACGGGCTTCCACTTGCCTTCGTGGGCGTAAGCGGCAATGGCGAGGGCCATCACACAGTCGTCGTGTGTGCCAGCCTCAGCTTCCATCTTGCCGTTCTCACTCACGACGAAGGTTTTCATTTCCTTCAGCGTGGTCTCGTCGTTGATTTCAATTTCGTCCTCTCGCTGGAGAGCACGGAGTTTGTCGATGATCAGAGGCTTGGTTGCCTCGCTCGTGTAGAAGCCGAGCTTGATCGTGTCTTTGTCGGGCTCCAGCGTGCCTTCCGTCTGCTCTGTGTAGAGATACGGATAATTGCTGTCGCGCAGAGCAACGCAGGTCACGAGACCGTGGTTGTTCCGTTCGGGTGCGATGGTCGCGCTGTTGTAGTGATAGCCTAGTGTCTCGAGAATTTTCGCGAACACGTCGGGATGGCACAGGCCACGCCACATGGCGACCTGCCTCATCTGGCTGTCGAGGATTTGGGCGACCGAGGGGTCACCGTCCTTGCGGCCTTTGATGCCCTGACGCAGGCCCATGCCTACGTCGGCGCCGATCACGTAGCTCTCTTTGGGATCAAGCTCGCGGAAGACCTTCAGCTCACCTCGTGCATGCTCACGCAGAACGCGGAGCGGCAGAGGCTTGTGGGTCTTCTCGTCGAATGCTTCCTCGACCGCCTTGAGGGTGATCGGGGGTTTGCAGTCCTTGATCTGCTTCGTGATCTTGAGGTTGTCGAAGATGGGACGACCGGTGCTGAGGAAGGCCTCGTCTGCCGTCAGCGGGTATTCCTGCTGAAACAGTTCGAGACCGCTCGTGCCGACCTTCTTACGGCGCCAGTACAGCTGATCGTTATCCACGGCGATGCCGTAGAGCTGTAGTGCGGTAGCCGCGATGTCGTCTTCGTCCGGTGTGCGCTGGAAGTTAGCGGGCGCGGGTGAGCGGTACTCATCGCTCTCGACCCATGCCGAGAAGAACACCTCGTAGCCGTTCCAGGTAATGCTGGTCGGATCGCAGGCGCCTTGGTACATCTCGTAGAATTTGCCGGTGACACCTTGCGCGGTGCTCTCAAGGAAGATGAACGTGTCGTCTTCTTCGGGGACCGCCTGCACTAGACCGTTGAAGTTCGTATGAGCGAAGGCAACGGGCCAGAAAGCAACCTCTGAGAGGTGCGTGAAGGTGAGGGTTTCACCGCGAGCAACGCCACGACCACCAGCAGTCGCGACACGCATGCCGCTATCGAGTTCATCAAAGTTCAGCTCGTTTCGGGATAGATACTTGGTGTGAGGCTTTACGACCTCGGGGATGTTGTCGTGAATACGGCGGTACATGTCGAGCAGCGCCGTCGTGCTCTCACCTTCGTGAGCCATGACGAGACCCTTCTGGGCCTTGCGCTGCGACAGCCACCAATACTGGAATGCTGAGATGACGGTAGAGAGACCCTGCTGGCGTGCCTTGAGCACAACCAGCCGGACCTTGCCTGTGCGCTCCCACTGGTCGAGGACCATCTTGAGGAAGCGTCGCTGCACGCGGTTCAGGACGAGCTTGGTAATCTTACCTTTCTTCGTCCTGATGTTTACGCAGTTCTTGGCATAGTGTTCGAAGTCATCTCTGAGCCGCTTGCGCTTGGCACGCTGCTCTGGAGAGAGAAGATCAGTCATCGAGGTCGTCGAGGAACGCCATCGGGTTGACGGTCAGCTTCGTCTTGCTCTCGGGCTTCGAACGGGTGAAGTCGAGCACGATGCGGATCGCCTGTGTCTTGGTCTGCAAGTTCGTCGGGCCTACCGCGAGCACGAAGGCTTCACGGAGGGCGCGCTCGGCCTTGCCGTTGTCGCTGACGGGCACCGGGACCGACATGGTCTCCTTGTTGCCTTCGTCATCGAGCGTGGTCACCTCAACGATTTCCTCGTCGGGCAACTCGCCTTGTTCTTTCATGATCTGGATAAACCTGTCTGCTAGTTGGTTCGCTTCAGCCCACTTGGCGTCCGCGTCGGCTTTGCGCATCCCATCGGGGACACCGCGTCGCCAGAAGTTCTCTGGGTTCTGTTTCGCTGCAGCAATCCGGGCTTCGTCCCGCTGCTTCATCTTTTCGCGAAACTCCGGAGTGGCCCAGAGCCTCTTCAGTGTCGAAGAGAACCCGGGCTGCTTCCGTTTGGACTTGCTGCGAGGCGACTTCTTGCGAGGCGCTCTCGGCTTTCCCATTACTGTCCTGTGTTGTTACCGCCCATCATGCCGCGCAGCGTGCTGAGGAGCATGAGGTGACGTGAGGCTGCCGTGTTGGCGGCCTTGATTGCTTTGTTGGCTGCGACCGTGGGCTGAGCCAGCGGTGCGCGTTCGAGGAGCTTGCTCGCGACGTTGCGGGCCTGCCGCTGCGTGATCGCGTTGGCAGCCTTCTTCAGCGCCCAGCCTGCTGCGGGGAGCGCAGGGTGGCCCATTAGTACGTAGGGGCCAACCGTCATGCCGCTGCCGCCAAGCGCATTGCCTGCGTAGCGGAGAGCGTTCATGGCGCCGGAGCCTCGCACCAGCTTGCGAACAGCTTCACGCTCTTCGTCGTTGTAACCTGCCATCTTCGCCTCGTTGTTCTTGAGGAGAGGCTTGAGGGTCTGACGAATGCGGTTCTGGATGTTCATGCCGCTGTTCGCGGTCGCTGCATCCACCTCGGCGTTGTTGAGGAGCCGGGAGATGTTGCCGGAGCGTCCTGCAGCACCAGCGCTGGCACGCGCCTTCAACATGACCTCGCGAGCCGCTGCGGCGTTGCCTTGCAGCACGTTCGCCGGGTCCGTCATGTCGTTGTGGATGAAGTCGTCTAGCTGCGCCTTGGCCTTCTGTGCGGCTGCGGCGTTGGTCGTCGGGCGACCTTCACGCATCTCGCCAGCAATCTTGTTGAGGGACCTGCGTGCCGTCTCGATGTCATCGAATGCGACGGGACCACGAGCCTGCTGCAGATCACGCATGACCTGGAGCACCGGGCCGCCGTAGTCTGCGTGGTCGCGGAAGCCGTCCTTCACGAGCGAGTTCTCAACGGCAGCGCCGTGATTGCTCACTGCCTGCGGGTTGATGCGAAGGTCTTTGATGGACTGGTCGTTATACAGACGCGAGGTATCAGCCTTCACGTCGTCGAGCGTTGGTAGAGCCTGAGGCTTCGCTGCGGATCGGAGCGCGGCCAGTCGAGCTGCAGCACTGCCGCCTGCCACAGCACCGCCAATGCGGGCCAGAGGTTCGAGCGAGGTGCCGTCTGCGGCTTGGCCTGCGGCTTCAGCGCCGACGCCTGCGGCTGCGCCTGTGGCTGCCGTGCGGGCCATGTTGCTGCCGTCACCGACGACCTGCTGGGCCGTGCTGAGCGCACGAGGACCCATGAGGCCTGCCTTGGCGATGCCAGCGAGAGCGGCTTCGGGCAGCGCGGCCTGTGAGACCATGTCGCCAGCAGAGCGGGCAAACTTGCCTGCCGTAGTCTGAGCCGGGGCGTTGTCGGGGTTGGCCTTGATGTAGCCAAGCGCATTCTTGATGGACTGCGAGCCGCCGACCGCGTTGTCGGGAATAGGAAGCCCTGCCTTGCGCATGGCCCACGACACGGCGTCAACAGGAGCACCCACCGTATTGGCGAGACCTTCGTTGAAGCCGGTCGGGACCTGCATGGCGACGTCTGCGATAGCGCTGGGCTCCTCAGCGGGAGCCGACGAAGCCTTCAGCGCCTTCAACCCTTCATCACTCACCTTGGAGTAATCACCGGCCTTTAGCGCCAGCAGGTCGGCGTCGGAAAGTTTCGTCAGGTCCATTACAGTCCTCTACGCTTCATTTCAGCGTCGATTGCGTCGTGATTGATAGCAGGCCCCTTCGTAGCTTCAGGAGAAGCCTTGGACTTGCCTTTGAGGACGTTGATGTGTCCTTCGATGTCAGCCACATTCTTGTCGAGCTTTTCGAGACCCGGAATGCGGGAGTGCGGGATACCGAGAGCGTCGGCCTGCGAGAGCAGCTCGTCGCGTCGTGACAGGATCATGTCGCGGATCGACTTGATGGTCTCACCCGCTTCTGTCGGCGTCTTGTTCGCGCTGACACGCTCACGGGTCTGCTCACGTTCGTGCACACCGCCGCCTTGGTTGCCTGAGAACAGGCGCCCAATTTCGGTGGCCAAGCGGTCGGCGTTCTCGTTGAGAGCGTTCACCTTGGCGCCACGTTCGTTCGACATCAGCTTGTCACCGAACATGCCGGTGCCGTCCTGATTGAGCGCGTGGCCAATGCCGAAGCCCATGTCAGTGTTGCCGAGGCCGACGTACTTCTCCGAGAGCTGCCGCAGCATGTCCAGAGAGTGGCCGAGGCCGACGTACTGGCCGCCCGGCTGCGAAGGCTGAGCGGTGCCGAGGTTCTTCATGTACGCTTCGCGGCCCTTGAAGACCGTGCTGTCCACGTTGGGGAAGTACTGGCTGACTGCGTTCTTCAGCGCCGTCTGCTGCGGGTTGAGCCGCGATGCATTCGGATACGGGATGCGACCTTCGTTGACGCCTTCGACTTGCGAGGCGAGCGAGGGGTTGCTCTGCTTCAGCTCGTCGAGAGTGGCCGGGAGCTGCGAGGCTTGTGCGCCACCACTTTGTCCGTCCGTGTACTGGCCCGTGTTCTTGTTGAACACACGCTCGGTCGGCATACCAGTAGTCGGGTCAACACCCTTGATTACCTGGTACGTGTCGTCCTTGCTGTAGTCACCCGGCTGGCCGATGATCTTCGTCTGACCATTGGTGTTCGACATCATCAGCTGGCCGTTCGGCATGATCTGATGTGTCCACGAGCCCTGCTGCTTGCGGCCTGCAAGCATCTGCGAGGTGAGGGCCTTAGCCTGATCGGGGTTGCTGATGCTGGCCAGCGAGGCCGCCATCTGCATCAAGCCGTCGTAAACGTTGTCGGGCTTTTCACCCGCGTTGAGAGCGCCGGTGCCCAGCGCGTCGTCTGCGCTTAGTGCGGGACTAGGCATGCTCTTGTTGTTTCCTGTAGATGCGAACGACAAGGCGCCTGTGTCAGGCATGCCGCCGCCAAATTGATCCATGAGCGAACGTGCGCTGGCTTCGCGCTTGCTGCGCGTCGAGCCGTCAGAACGTTCGTAGAGAGCGTCCCATGCACGTGCAGCCTCTTCGGGAGACTGCGCCGACTGCAGGGCGCGATATGCTTTGTTCTCGGAGCCGTCCAGCTCCTGCCTCATGAAGGCCTGCTGGGTCTCCATGGACTGGTAGTTCGGCATGGCCTTGAGCCGCGCGAGGCGATCACCACGCCACTGCGCAGTGCCCCAAGCGGTGCCATTGTCGCCGGTCGGACCCCAAGGGCTGAGATCCTGACCGCTTTCGTGGACAAGGTTGCCGACGACGCCAGCAGCCTGATGCGGAGCGAGCCCGAGGCCGCCCTGTTCACGAGGCGTCTGCGCCCATGTGAGCCACGAGCTGGCCCGCGAGCCTGTTCCGTTCATGAATTAAAATCCAAAGAGCTTCTTGCCGCCCGCAGCAGTGCCAAGCAGACCACCCATGACTTCGAACATCGAAGGCGTCTTAGTGGTCGTTGACGAGCCGGAGCTGGAGGAGCCCCAGTTGTTGGAGCCGATGATGCCCATGAGGCCGTTGAGAGCCGCGTAGGGCGACTGCGTGCCGCTCTGGAACTGAGCTGCCTGATTGTCGAGGTTCGCTTGGTTCGCCTGCTGCTGACCGGTAGCGCCAGTGCCAGCGAGACCATAGAGGCCCGTCTGGTTGTTGATCGCAGCGGTCGAGGCGTTGACGCCAGAGTTCGCAGCATTGGTGCCAGCGTTGGCTGCACCACTGAGCGCACCGAGGGATGCTTGGTTGTTCGATTGCGCGGTGTTCGAGGCGAGCGAGAGCCCGTCCTTGTAAGCCTGTCCGCGCAGCGAGGCGCCGAGGTCGGCCGACTGCTGGGCAAGCCCACGTTCGACCATACCCTGCGCGATACCTGCGCGAGAGCTGTTGGTGTTGCCGCTGATCGCGGCGTTCTGCTCGATGCCGGGCATGGTGACATCGCGGGCCGTCTGGCGCGCGTTGAGCATCGCGTTGTTGACCTGCGCGTCAATGTTCTGCCCATCGGCATACTTGTTGGCGCTGTCGATCAACGACTGCGTGTTGTTCTGTTTCGTCGGGTCGAAGTTGGAGAGACCCGTGAGTGCACCGGAGGTCGCGTTGGTGCCGTCCTGCTGCAGCGTGTTGCCAGCGGCAGTCGTGCCTGCAGTCGAGGTGTTCATGCCGTAGCCCATCATCGACTTGAAGACGTTGAGCTGGTCGGGCGTGAACTGTGCGACGAAATCTGTGGGAGCCTTAGCCTGCGAGGCCTGACCATAAGCGGTCTGGGCCTTGCCGAATGCGTCAGTCAGCGCGGCGGCCTGCGGTGCCCACGGGTCCGTCTTGGAGTTAGACTGGGTTTCTTGAGAGGAGCCCATGGACATGGGGCGTTGGTTCCTAAACTGTGTGAATGTAGAGCGGGCGCTCGATGCCGTCGTGGCAGAGCACCGTCGAGAAAGGACGCCAGCCCATCATGATCACGAAGCGATGCCACTTGGGGTCATCGGTCAGTGGGCTGGCAAACAGCGGCGCAGTCACACACCCTCGGAAAGTCGACCAGTCGTGCCTGATGCGCTTGAGTGTGGAGTGGGACCATCTGTGTACGTCGAGGTGAGCGAGGAGCATCTGGTGCCCCTCGTTCGTCCTGTATTCGTCGATGCCGAACGTGCAGTAGTCCGTCTGGTGCGCGATGTGACGCGCGATGAAGTGCATCACGCAGCCTCGTAGACACCGTTCATGTCAAGGAACACACCGTTGGCACCAATGGACGCGCCGTCGTACTTGGCGATGGCGAGCGTGTTGGTGCCTGGAAGTCCGATGCCTGCAAGAAGGGCGCCCGACAAAGCATTCTCTCGGCCGAGCACCATTTGGTATACCCCAGATGCGTTTCTCACCGTGAAGGGCAGCGAGGCGTTGATTGCGCCGCTACCAGTTCCGACAGAGGTGATGGTTACACGCAGGCGAACAAACACGGTCTTGCCGACAGCTCTGTACCAACCAACAGCCGAAGCAGAGGCCAATGAGCCTGTGGCAGCCGCAACAGTCGGCGTGTAAGCGGTCCAAGCGCTTTCGTTGGCAGTCCTGCTGGACTTCAGTGAGGCGATGTCGGCTTCGTCTGCCGTCCTACTGGACTTCAGTGAGGAGATGTCTGCTTCATCTGTCGTCCTGCTGGACTTCAGCGAGGCGATGTCTGCTTCATCTGTCGTCAGGCTAGCCTGCAGCGACGTCACGAGGCTCTGCGCGTTGTTGAGCGCCTCAGATAGCGTCTTGATGCTCTGCGAGATGTTCGCAAGCTCTTGCTGCAGGTAGCTTTGGTTGTTGCCGAGCGTCGGCATCGGCCTAGGGACGTAAGTGCCCGCCATTAGCGTTTGCCTGTCGTCTTGATGTCTAGGTCAAATCCTGTGAGCACGAAGCTGCGGAAGTCGTCCCACAGCATCTTGATGGCGAGCCAGCGGCCTGCCTTGTTCACATCGACCTTGTAATTCGCGACGCCGTCGTACGGCTGATAGTCGGTCCAATCCGGCGTGTCGCTGTTCGGATCATCAGAGGCGCCGATTGCGATTTGCAACGCGGAGCCCCCGGTCGTATCGACGCGGGCCTGAGGATAGATCGAGCGGAGCAGCTTGTAGTCACGGAGGTTCACGCCAAGCTCATCTAGGTCGAGGCCTGTGCGCTCAAGGTAGACCGGTGCGGTCGCATTGGTGTCCACAGGATACGGCGCGACGGAGCCTTGGCCATAAACGTCGAACGCATAGAGCGTCGGCTGGAGGCCATAAGCTGAGTTACCATCGCCCACGCAGACGGTGACGCGTTTGCCGCCGTCCTCCTGATCCTGATAGGAGCCACCAGCGTCGTCGTAGGTGACGCCAACGGTCGCGTAGGTCAGCAGGTTGGAGACAGGACCATCATCAAACGAGAAGATGGACGGCATGTCGTCGAAGGTCCAGCTCTCGGTCGAGAGGTTGTAGACCGCCGCGCGATTGCAGCCATTGACGTTCTTGAAGTTCGTCAGGGCGTCACCAGAGACGTACCCGAACGTGATCTCGTTGAGGCGCGGGTTGAACTGCACGAAGCACTTCTCGGCCATTGAGATGTTCAGCGAGCCGAAAATGAAGTCGCGGGACTTTTCGTCACACAGGCTCTTCTCGGAGATACCGTCGTGCACCCAGATGTCGTCGATGCCGAAGCAGTAGTTCTTGCCGTCCAGCTCGATGGAGCAGTTCGTGTTCAGGACACCCTTCGCTGAGGACAGCTTGGTGTACGAGTAGACGAAGGTCGAGCCATCGGCGTGCATGCGCCATGCTTCGCGCTGACCATAGATGATCAGGTCGCTGCCTAGCTGGCACGCGTCCATGATCGGTCCGTCCATGGCCTGCAGGATGTTCTCTGTTGCGAGCGTCGCAGGGACCGTGATGTCCCATGAGGCCGGGATTGATCCAGCCTGCACGATGGACGAGGTCTTCACCATCGTCGGAAACGAGAGGGCGCCTTTGGTGACGTTGAGAGCAACCACGGCGCCAGCGCACTGAGCGATGATCTTCGCGGACCACGATGCATCCCACTTGTCGGCAGGAGTTGCGTAGGTCGCTGCGCTGATGTCGGCAAAGTGCGTGGCGTCAGGGAGTAGATACCACGGCGGCCGATCAGCTCGGTTCACGTAGACCAAGTTACCGATGGTGTACGAGGTCCAGTTTGCCTCGGCAGGGCTCGCCACATAGGCGGCCGGGGAGTAGTCAGTCTCGGTGCCGTTCGCGTAGTAATACACGCGCCC